GATTGTGTCCATCGGGACGCCGCCAACCGACTCAATCAGGCAAGGAGTGTATGCCCTGGACTAACTGACTGTACTAACAATCTTGATCGAAGTCACTCCACTCAGTAGCCTCACTTACGTCAGGCTCCTCGTAATACTTTGATTGATGATCTTGCCAGTTTTCAGCACAATGTTTACACCAGATTTCATCTGGTCCATCTTCAATAAATGATCCAGTAGAAACAAGGTCTACCCCATTATCGGAGTAGACCTCGTTGCATGAATCACAATGACGGAGACTAAGCCCCGTCACTGTCTCTTTCCTCAGACTTCCAGACACGAACCAATCCTTGGTCTTTGTCTTCTGTCCTCAGCACACTTTTAAATCCAAGATTCGATAGTGTTGCCCTAAACGTATTAGCTTCTTTTGTAGATAGCAATACAGAATCACCAGGATTCATTTGATCACTAAGCTGTTGCCACTTACCTCGACCAGTACGCTTGGGAATTGGAACGCCAGAATCAATTTGCATAACTTACTCCTTAGGAGATTGTAATTAAAAGAATGGTCATGATGACCAAGGTTAAAAAACAGCCGCCAGTAAAGACAACTGTATACGCAAGCAACTCAACAATTCTGTCTTTGCTGCTTTCGTAATTTGGTTCAGGCTGAATAGCTTTGTGCACTTTTGGTGTTACTTTTTTTACACGCTTGCCTTGCCTACTAAAATCAGATGTATCTTTGCCTTGTCTTTTTAGTTGTTGACGATAAACATAAGCACGTTGCTCAATAGCTTTTTCTGTTCGACCTAAGGCTCTACCAATCTGAGCATAACTTTTTTGATCTGCTATCATTTCTGCAAATGTAGCTTTGTCTTGTTTGCTCCATCGCAAGTTTGCACATATTGCACTGTCTTTACGTTTATTCATGTCACCCCTCCAAGTCAGGTCTAATTCGCCAGAAATCATCCATCACTGCATCAAGATTGAACAGATGCCCGATGTCTTTCCCTGGATTACGAGAAGGATCAAACACCTTCTCAATCTCAACATAAGGCGGTTCCTCTCGGGTACCAGCCTCGTAGTAAACAGCAAACACCACACCCCCAAGCTCGGGGTGCTCAAAGTTAAACCTACGCGTATGCATTGAAATCCTCCATTGCTTTAATCATTTCTAACAAATCTTCAAGATTCCAAATCGACACACGAAGCTCTGTTTCACAGCCATCAAGATATGACATGATGCTAGTAAAAGCAGGCCGTGTTTTATACTTGCGCTTTTCCCATAAAACCCTGGAAAGAGCTTTACGTGATTTCGCTTTTTGATTTTCAATACGCTCACGCATCTTCATCATCTGATTCGATGTCATTTAGTATCTCCTTGATTGATTGAAAACGTGGACCATATTTTCCTAAACCCACACTACCTTGCACTTCACAAACAAAGTCATGGAGTAACTCAAAGGTAGGCCGAACATCATTAGCAATGCACCAATTAAAGAATGCCTTGCATAATGACATTGGATAATACTGCTCGGCTCCATTAACGCCGCTCACGTTTTGACTCCATTTGAGCTAGTTCTGTAGCAAGATAATGAATAGAACATTCTATATCCAGTTGAATTTGAGCAATGTCATCGTTCTTCACGACTCGTGATAGCCAAATATAGGCATGCTTCAAATGGTCCAGAGCTTTGTTAATCTTCTCTGTACCATCAATAAAGTGAACATTGTCAGCAGGTGCAGCAGTATACGGAAACAAACTCCGTGCAGCTGTTTTTACTACGTCAGGATAAATGTCAGAAGGACGATGAGTATCAAGCACATGAGAATGCACAGCTTCTACCTCCGACTTGACAAGCTCAGGGCAGAGCCTTGATACATATTCTAAACTAAAATCAGTCATAAGTAACTCCAATTGATTGACGAAGGCGGGAATCCGGTCCCCCCACCCACGGATGGGGGCCGGTTCCCGACGAATAAAACTAAAACCGCAAAACAAACTCTTTTTTGCACTTTCGAAGCCTTCCATTTATTCCTCTATAACACCAAACAAAATGGCTTTCATTAATTTCACGTCTGGATTTAAATACACGATACAACTTGCCTTCTGACGGCTTAAAATCTGATAGTCTTTTTACAACGGTATAAATAACCATTGTGCCAAGTTTAATGTTTTCGTCCTGCGGTGCTATGTAATAACTCATGCTACCTCCTTATCGTATTGGCGCATCATTCGGAACTGACTCATGCAATACTCCGCCGCTTTTTGTGCCGCAGAAGATGCAGTCAGTAAGTAATTAGGATCAGACTCAATAGCTTTTTGCCATGATTGAATGTAACTAGCATGCTGTTTGAGATCGTAGTTGACGCCAAGCTCAGCACACAGAAAAACACTGCCAAGCTCAGCCACAAGCTCTTCTTTGGCATAGTCCTCACTACCAAACCTACCTGTTAACTCACGATCAAGTCGTTTGCTGTGACCAGTTGCATGGATACACTCGTGATACAAAGTCGACTGATATGAATCATCAGAAACAAACTGTCCTGGCAATGGCATCTTGACCGTATCAGTTACAGGTGAGTAACAAGGATTATGATGCGAGTCACAGTCAATCTTGACCTGCAGCGCCTCAGGTATTTCAAAAGGCCGCTCTAGCTTTGTCTGCCTAAGTTTAATGGTAGGTAGCTCAATACCCGTCTGCTCTATATTGAACAGGTTGTAAAGCTTTGCAAACTTGTATTTCTTTTCGGTATCCTTGTCTTCACCAGTACCGTAGAAGATTGCAGGGGTAGCAGTCTGGCCTTTGACATTGCCGCCAAGCTCCTGAACCTGCTTGTACGTCAGCCAGTACGGACTCTTGTATTCATTTTTCCACGCCGAAATCATTGTGGTAATTTGATTGGTGCCAGTGTAAGCCCGCTTGCTGATCCAGTTTTGTTGCAGACCAGACTGTGATTGCCACGTCTTCCGCCACGTCAACTCATCTTGCATGGCATCAGATACTAGGGCAACGATACGCTTGAATTTACCGGACATAATCACCTCCAAGCCAAGGCTGATTGTTGCGATCCCAGCGGTCACGGTTACGAAGCTTTTCAGACTTGCGCTTTTTGGTATAACAAGCACGATGTGGATTCCGTCTCAACCCTTTGAAATTGCCACGATGTTGTAGATACCCAGATGAATTGAACTGAGTGTATGCATCATTCATAACTAACTCCCTTTGATTAAAAAAAGGCCAAGGAAAATATCTCAACCTTTTACGAAGTTTACCAACCTTTGCAAAGGTATGCAAACATTACTTTGTTGAACAGCTGATACACATCCTGCGATCAGTCTCCTCACAGTAGATATCTGCGTCAAAATCAATAGACTCTCCGCAGATATCACAATCAAACGAGGCACACACTGGGCAACAATCACCCAGCGTGTTGACCTCGCCACAATTGATACACCTACCACCAGCAGTCATAGTAGACATGATCACCTGCCTCGATAGTCTCAATGGCCCATTTACAAAACTCAATGTCTTGCTGCCGATAATCACTAGCGGCTTCATCCTGGAATTGATGACCATAAAAAAATCCGCCTTCAGACTTTGGAAGACCACGTAAAATCAAGTCCTCATACAAGTCATAAAGTAAAGGCAAATTCAACTTGACTGGATTGCAATTGAATACATCATCCATGAGGGGTGTAAGCTTCCCTCTATCAATCGCATTCTCAAAGAATGACTGAAGCTTTGAATGTTTACGCCATTGAAACTCCTCGCCGTGAATGCCCTTGACTACTAAGCTGCCATCGTCATCTTTTTCGACATACAACGGCTCAGGTGCACTAAATGCATATTGATCTAATCCCATTACATTTTCTCCGTATCAATTGATGGAACTTCAATAGCAGTTTCGCTATAAACCCGTAAGACTCTGTGATCGTCTTTTGGATTGGCCTCGATCACTTTTCCAAGATAAACAACCGCATCAACGTAGTAGGTATACTTGTCTAACGTCACCCACTTTTTGTCAGACATGCAGTAAAACTGAACGTAATACTTTGTCTTTGGCTGTTCACTTATTACCATGACTCACTCCTTAGTCAGTTATCAATTGCCCGAACTCGGACAACTCAGGAACATCAACAACACAGTAACCAGCTGCCTGCATTGACTCGCAAATGTCCTGCAAATAAACAGGATGTAACTCCTCACTGATTGCTCTGTGAAAACTGATCTCTGCTAATCTCCAGCCAGTAGCATCAATGATTTGATATGTATCTGACTTAACCATACTCATCTCCTAAACAATTTATTTAGCGGATGCTTTGAGGCATCACACGCGCGCGCCCACCCGCGCTGTCCAGCGGGTATAATGGCGCGCCGTGGGATCAAAGCGTCCGCGTCATATCTCATACCACCATCCCGTCATCGCGCGTCATCACGCCACCGTCCATCAAGACCGGAACATAATCAGATATAGGCTTGAGGCTGGGACTCGCGCGTAATAGAAAAGCACCGCTTGCGGTGACATTCGCGCGAGCGCCCAGGCTCTGAACGAAGAAAGTGATCTCGCTACACGAATTGACAGTGACAATAAAAAAAGGGAGCCGAAGCTCCCTTGATGGTATTTAAGCCGCCTTAGCGTTACGAGGCTTGCGCTTGGCTTTGACCTTTTCGTCATGCTCTGACTCAGAACGCTCGTCAGGCTTTGTATCAGCGTGCACTGCATCTCGGTTGGCAAATTCCGCGTCCTTCCGATATTTCTCGACCAAGTGGGGATTGTCGAGAACGCTCTCACCCTGCAGTTGATCCCGATACTCGATCTGACGCTGGATCTTCCAGTGATCCATCTTGCCGCAGACCGGATACTTTGGGGTGCCATTATCCCAAGTTCCGGGATTTTGATTGTAGAAACCACTGGCAGGGATGCGAGCCTTCGATCCGTCAGAGAACTCCAGAACCAGATTGCCCTGCAGGAACCGACCATCTCGGATCATCTGGTTGCAGGAAAAATCTACGATCTCAGAACCGAACTGCTGTGCCATAGTACGCTTAGACATAATTCACTCCTTAGTGAAAATTGATTGATTGCCCGAACGGGCCCAGCCCGTACACCACGGCAAAGGAGATTTGTCGGGACAACTCGCTTGCGAGTTCTCGCTCACCCAGCAGGCGACTGGATCGCGTTGTTCAGCGATCCTTAATCGTCTGCGTCTTGGGTGAGGTCTCGAGGCGGAAGAAGAGGGGGCGACTTGTCGCAACCTTTCCGCCGGTACAACTCTCCGACCCGTGGTAAGAACGCAGGAGAGTTGGGCGAGTCAGAAGCTCGCACATGGAAGACGAGCGGCCTAGTCGTTATGGCACACTGAAACGAGGGCGTCTGTAGAGTGCTGGTTCTGGCGGTCAGACGTTTTGGCCTGACAATTGTGCCGTGTGTCCTCGCGTGTCCTTGCGGGGACCAACACTTGGGGCGTTGAGGAGAGTGTTGAGCGGTGCAATTGGCAGGACAGTCTGCGCCCATTCGGTGGCCGTTCTCGGATCTGGAGAAAGTTGGCTGTCCTCAGCGGCAGTCTCCGCGTTTTTGGCGGAGACAGAGCAGAGGTAAGGCCAAGGCGCAACAAGGCCGAGGTGACTCGTCTTCGACAGAAGACATTATGAATAGTGGAGTGAGCCTTAGCGAACGACCACCTTATGAGTGCCGCAGTCTCCGCGAAGTGCGCCCTTGCTTTCGGGGACGGTAAACGGGGTTTTGTGCGACTTGTCGCAACATTATTGGTTACGGTGTAGGGGTGCCATCTAGTCACACACTCTTGCCTATCTAGATCCACCTGTTCGATATACCGTGATACCTATCGGGTCTACCTGTAACAATGTACTCAGCTACATAAGAGTCTTACTAACCACCAGCATAAACGGGGGTACAATTGACACAGGGGGAGGGGATGGCAACGTCGGTCGTATATATAGTTCCCACCCACATACAAAAAAAGGCAAAATTGAAAAGGTTAAAAGCCTTGCAGAATAACCTTTTGTCTGTATATTCCGTTTTGTTCTAAGTTGCAGTATTGCGTAAGAGGATTATTAGTATAGGATAGGGGGGGTCGGAGGGCTAAAACGGCCCAATTAAAAAAGAATCTGAGGCGAACTTATAGGCGCTTCTTCAGTCTCGGTTGGCAACGCCCCGATATACAATCGTTGCACTTTAATTTTTAAAGGAGAGCTAAAATGGAAACTAAGCCAGACCATACCGTTGAATATCGTTCTATTGATTACTATTCCATGTGTGAAAAGTCCAAGGCCAAGGTAAAGGCTATGCAAGATGCTGGTTTTACAACCATGTATGATGCCAAATCTACGCCTGAAGAGACCGAGATGCATAATACTGGCGGTATGAGTAGCTATTCTGTCGTTATGATGGGGAAGTAATGCCTGTTGACAAGACTGAGCTTATTTTAATACGGCAAGCTTTAGAGGATATTGCTGATCAGTTTAGGATATGCAATCAATTTCTAACGGATTTGTATGACGAAGCAAGACTCAACCACATGGAAGAATCGAAAGCCGACGAAGAAGGAGTTGGCGAGTAATTCATCAGGCGGTAGGCGTAAAGTCGGCAGGCCCAAGGGTGATGCCGCGATTATTAATGAGTATAAGGCTCGTATGCTGGCATCTCCTAAGTCTAGGAAGGTGCTAGATACTATCTTTGATGCCGCATTAGACCATGATCATAAGAATCAAGCCGCCGCATGGAAGCTGGTGATGGATCGGATACTGCCTGTAGCTGCATTTGAGAAGGATGTAATACAAAGTAGTGGTAAATCAGCCATCCAAATCAACATCACTGGTGTTGGTGGTGCTGAAATATCGCCACCAGAGACTACGCCTGTAATAAATCAAACAACGATAGATGGGGAGTCGGGTGAGATACTTCAGGATTGAAGAATTTGACTGCCAAGAAACAGGGAAAAACAAAATGGACCCTGATTTTTTGGAAAAACTGGACGAATTACGTCATTTGTGCGGTTTTCCCTTTAAGATTACCTCTGGTTACAGAGATCCTTCCCATAGTATTGAAGCCAAAAAAGACAATCCAGGTAT